CTAAAATGACTACATGACTAACATTTTAGCTGGTCACGCGCCCGCGTTGCCGCCAGTTTGCAAACTGCACGCCCCTAAATGTTAGTCATGTAGTCAAAATAAAAAGGGTTGACTACATGACTACATGACCCGCGCCCGCCAGTTGACCGGCTGCATGGCCACGCGCCCGGCTGCGCCCTGGCGATCGGCTGCCAGGTATCGCGCCCGCCGGCTGCATGGCCCGCGCCCTAATCTACATGACTACATGACTACATGACTAACACCCGCAAACCCTTATCCCGTAAGGCTTTCAGGCTTGCATGACCCGCAAACCCTTATGCTACAAGGCTTTCAGTTCGGTGCTTAAAAATTAGGCAGGCACCCCCCCCAGGGCCGGGGGTCAGGGCCCTGTGTCGGCGGTGGTGTTACGAACAATTTTTTTTCTTTTTGCAAAAAATCCATTACACTCAGCCCTATGTTCAACAGCTATCCGTACGAACCTCGCAAGCTAGAAGCCACCGAAGTACGGCTCGAAGCAATTAAGACCGCAGCCAAGCTCGGTCTAAAAGGCGACGCGTTAGCGATCGCTGCTGGAATGTTGCCTACTGAATATCGGCAGTTGTGTCAGTTAGACCCTGCTGCCGAGTTTGCTGAACTATTAGGGAGGGCCGAAGGTGAACGTGAAGCCAGTCAACAGTTGCACGCTGCTGCAGCAAGCGGTGATGCGAAAGCCGCCCTCGCCATCCTCCAGCACCAGCACGGATGGGTCGCCAAGCAACAACTTTCAATCGACATTGAACAACGAATTAGCGTTACGCAGGCTCTTGAAGACGCACAGCGTCGAGTCATCGAAGGGGTGTTTACTGACGTCACCCCGCCCAAAGAACTAAGTAATAACCCTGAGTTTCACGGGAAACCTAGCAAACAAACTGAAAAGCAAAAAGCAGCGTAATGCAAAACACGATCTATAGTGCGCAAGACGAACAAGAATTAATGGCGCGGCTGTGGTCGCCCATCATTAAAGACAATCCATTAGCCTTCGTGCTGTATACGTTCCCGTGGGGCAAGGCGGGTACGCCGTTAGAACACTTCACTGGCCCACGCAAGTGGCAACGGGAAGTGTTGACTGAACTGACTGAACACATCAAACAGAACAACGGCAAGGTGGACTTTGATACATTCCGCATGGCTACCTCGTCTGGCCGTGGTATTGGCAAGTCGGCGTTGGTCAGTTGGCTAGTGATTTGGATGATGACCACCCGCATGGGCTCGACCACTATTGTGTCGGCCAACAGCGAAGCGCAGCTGCGCTCAGTCACCTGGGCGGAAATTACGAAGTGGCTCAGTATGGCCATGAACACCCATTGGTTTGAAGTGAGCGCCACCCGTGTGATGCCAGCCAAATGGCTAACAGAACTGGTCGAGCGGGACTTGAAGCTGGGTACAAGATATTGGGGTGTAGAAGGTCGACTCTGGTCGGCGGAGAATCCAGACAGTTACGCCGGGGTGCATAACTTCTCAGGCGTATTGTTGGTGTTTGATGAGGCGAGCGGCATTGAAGATTCAATCTGGTCGGTGGCGAGTGGCTTCTTTACAGAGAACACTCCAAATCGTTTTTGGTTAGCGTTTTCCAATCCACGGCGCAATAGTGGCTACTTTTACGAATCTTTCCACTCCAAGCGGGAGTTTTGGAAAAATAAGATTGTGGACGCTAGAACCGTGGAAGGTACGGATAAGGCCGTCTATCAGCAGATTATTGATGAATATGGCGCAGATTCTGCCCAGGCGCACGTGGAGGTGTTTGGTGAATTTCCCAATGCGAGCGACGATCAGTTCATTGGCTCGCACATTGTTGATGAAGCAATGGAACGAGAGCGCTATAAGGATCAGACCGCGCCCATCATATTGGGGGTGGACCCTGCACGGTTTGGAGCCGACTCGACCGTCATTGCCGTGCGCCAAGGGCGTGACATCATAGCGATCAAGCGCTTCAAAGGCGACGATACGATGGAAACGGTGGGGCGCATCATTGAGTGCATGGAAGAATACAAGCCCGTACTTGTCAACATTGACGAAGGCGGGCTAGGCGCTGGGGTGGTGGATCGCATGAAGGAGCAGCGCTACAAGGTCAAAGGCGTGAACTTCTCCAACAAGTCCAAAAACATGATGATGTATGGCAACAAACGGGCGGAGATGTGGGGCGACATGAGGGAATGGCTCAAAACGGCCAGCATACCCAAGGACAGAACGTTGAAAACTGACCTGATTAGTCCACTGATGAAGCCCGACAGTAAGGGTGCGATATTTTTAGAAGGCAAGAAAGACATGAAGGCGAGAGGTCTAGCGTCACCGGACGCTGCAGACGCCATTGCATTGACGTTTGCGTTTCCTGTAGCGCATCGTGAATATGTTGACAAGCGTCCTAATCGGTCTTATTCTCAGCATGGAATCGTAAACTCTTGGATGGGAGCGTAAATGGCAACAAAAAAATCACACGACAAGCCCATTCCCCGCACGACTACGGGCAAAAGTCGCAACTACAAATCAACTGCTGAGGGTGCAGGCATGACCGCAGCAGGTCGAAAGGCCTACAATGCAAAAAATAATGCAAATCTTAAAGCGCCTGCTCCAAATCCTAAGACTAAAGCGGACGCTGGGCGCAAAAAATCATTCTGTGCAAGAATGTCAGGTGTCGTCAAGAACGCAAAAGGCGACGCCCCCCGCGCGAAAGCCGCGCTCAAAAGCTGGAACTGCTAAAAGGAAGAAAACAATGGCGACTAAACCTGGTCTTTATGCAAACATTCACGCTAAACGCAAGCGCATCGAAGCTGGATCTGGTGAGAAAATGCGCAAAGTAGGCGCTAAAGGTGCGCCAACTGCCAAAGCGTTCAAAGAATCGGCTAAAACAGCCAAGCCTATGAAGAAAGCGAAATAATCATGCCATTGAAAAAATCGACAAGCAAAGAGGCCTTTCGTTCTAACGTCCGTGCTGAAGTAAAAGCCGGCAAACCCGTCAAACAGGCCGTGGCCATCGCCTATGCGACCAAACGCGCTGCGGCTAAACCCATGAAACGAGCGAGTGGACGTGGCAGATAATGGCAACAATCAATCAAGACCCAACAGGCATCAATAAAGCGGGAGAAGTGTCGGCAAGAGGTGGCCCACAGGGCGACCCAATCGACCATCGCAACACGCTAGATGAGATGCGCTCTCGCTACACAATGGCGATCGCTGCGTTTAGTGACAGCCGTGAGGATGAGCTAGACGATCTACGCTTTATGGCGGGGTCGCCTGACAACCAATGGCAGTGGCCTGCCGACGTATTGGCTACCCGTGGTGCGGTGCAAGGTCAAACGATCAACGCACGTCCATGTCTAACGATCAATAAGCTGCCACAGCACGTTCGGCAAGTTACCAACGAGCAACGGCAGAACCGTCCATCGGGCAAAGTAATCCCTGCGGACGATAAAGCAGATGTGGAAGTAGCGGCTATTTATGACGGCATGGTGCGTCACATTGAGTACATGAGCGACGCAGACGTGGCGTACGATACAGCGTGTGAGAACCAAGTCACCTATGGTGAAGGTTACATCCGCGTGTTGACTGAATATTGCGACGAGGACACCTTCGATCAAGACCTGCGCATTGGACGAGTACGCAACAGCTTCTCTGTGTACATGGATCCGATGTCGCAAGACCCCACAGGCGCAGACGCCGAGTGGTGCTTTATTACACAAGACATTACCAAACAAGAATATGAGCGCGAGTATCCAAACGCCGCGCCCCTAAGTTCTATATTGGCTAGTGGCGTAGGCGATCAGTACCTAAGCCAGTGGCTAACTGAAGATACCATCCGTATTGCTGAGTATTTTTACTACAAGCATGAGGACGCAACGCTCAATCTGTACCCAGGCAATCAATCGTATTTTGATGGTTCGCCTGAAGATAAACAGATGAAGGCGATGGGATTAAAACCCGTCAAGTCACGCCGAGTTGATCGCAAAAAAGTCATGTGGATGAAAACCAATGGCTTTGAAGCGCTTGAGGAGCGTGAGTGGGCAGGCAAGTGGATCCCCGTGGTACGCGTAATTGGTAACGAATTTGAAGTAGAAGGTCAGATTTACATATCTGGCTTGGTGCGTAATGCAAAAGACGCACAAAGAATGTACAACTACTGGACTAGCCAAGAAGCTGAAATGCTTGCCCTCGCGCCCAAGGCGCCGTTTATTGGGTATGGCGGTCAGTTTGAAGGATATGAAATGCAATGGAAAACTGCCAATACGACCAACTGGCCGTATTTGGAAGTTAATCCTGACGTAACCGATGGCATGGGCGCTGTATTGCCCTTACCGCAACGCGCCGCGCCCCCTCTACCGCAAACAGGGCTAATTCAAGCCAAAATGGGCGCTAGTGACGATATTAAGTCCACCACAGGGCAATATGACTCTAGTTTAGGTGCGACATCCAACGAGCGTTCAGGGCGCGCTATTCTTGCCCGCGAAAAGCAAGGCGATACAGGCACCTACCACTACGTAGACAATCTCGCCCGCGCTATTCGTCATATTACTCGTCAATTAGTGGATATGATCCCTAAGATTTACGACACCGAGCGCATTGCTCGCATCGTTGGCTTAGACGGCGAAGTCGATATGGTTAAGATTAACCCTCAGCAGCCTAATCCCGTCAACGAAATCCGTGATATGAACACGGGGATTGTGATTGAGAAAATTTATAACCCTGGCGTTGGTCGTTACGATGTTGTAGTGACCACAGGCCCAAGCTACATGACCAAGCGTCAAGAAGCAATGGACGCTATGAGCCAGATTCTGCAAGGAAACCCACAGTTGTGGTCAGTTGCAGGCGATTTGTTTGTTAAAAACATGGATTGGCCTGGCTCAGAAGAACTGGCTGCACGTTTGGCTAAGACAATTGATCCTAAACTGCTCGAAGATGGCGATAAAGACCCTGCTTTGCAAGCTGCTGAACAGCAAATGCAAGCAATGGGCGCCGAACTAGACCAAATGGCTCAAATGATGCAGAATTTCCAAAAATCCGTTGAAGTTCAGGACTTGGAACGCAAGAACTTTGAGGCTGAAATCAAGGCATATCAGGCCGAAACACAGCGTATTAGCGCCGTTTCAGCAGGTATGACCGCCGAACAGATCCAAGACATTGTGATGGGTACGATTGCAGCGGCTTTAGACACCGGCGATCTAGTTGGTCAAGAATTGCAACGTGAACCGATAGAAATACCGCCCGAAGCGCTTGCGCCAATGCAACCTGAGATGCCGCCTGAGATGATGCCCCCAGAACAAATGCCACCTGAAGGGATGATGCCACAATGAGTTGCGAAAAATTTATAGGAATGTTGTTTTTGGCACGGGATGTGACCCATTCGGTGCATTTAAACACCCGTAGCTATTCCAAACACAAGGCGTTGCAGAAATTCTACGAGAACATCATCGACCGTGCAGATTCATTTGCCGAAGCCTACCAAGGCCGTCATGGTTTGATTGGCCCGATTGCGTTAATGTCAGCAAAAAAGACTGAAAACGTGGTGGCTTTTTTAGAAGATCAACTTGCCGAACTAGAAGCAATGCGTTACGATGTCTGTGACAAAGCAGATGCGCCGTTACAGAATTTAATTGATGGGATTATTGAGTTATACCTGTCAACTTTGTACAAATTGAAGTTTTTGGCATAAGGAGCCATTATGGATTTTTTAAACCCCCTAGCAGACGCAAATTACCCCGCTGATTCCGACAATACAAGCAGTTCAGCGGTTAGTTTAGGCCCTTGGCCTCCTGGCCCACAAGGTGTCATGGTGTGGTGTACGCAAGATGCGTATATTGCCGTTGGTCAAGGTGCAACAGCAACCACTGCTAGTACCCCGATCCCAGCGTATACGCCAATTCCGTTTGTTGTAGCCAATACTATTACGGGTCAGTGGCGTGTTAGCGCCTTGCGCGTTAGCATGGATGGTGTTGTGTACGCTAAACCGATCAATTTCAGATGAGTTTTGGAATTAACGGCCGAGTTGGACTAGCTTTAGGGCTAGGCAACTTGCTTTCGTATTTTTCAGGTTATGGTCGCGACCAAGCAGTTAATAATTTAGCGACCGAAAATAACGATAACCTCGTCCAAGAGGACGGTGGGTTTATTTTAGTTTAAGGATAGAATATGCCAACAGTTACCCTTTCAGTATTTGCTGGCGTAGGCGCACAACTTTTTGACGATGCTGGAAACGTATTAACTGGCGGTAAAATTTATACTTATGAAGCAGGTACGTCTACTCCCCTTGCTTCGTATACATCTAGTGCTGGCAATATTGCGCATCCAAATCCGATTATTTTAAACGCGGCGGGTAGAGTACCTACAGGTGAAATTTGGTTAGACTATGCGTATTTGTACAAATTTATTGTACGAACGTCTGCTGATGTTTTAATAGCTACATATGATAATGTTGGCGGCAGTTTTAACGCATCACCTATTATTGCTAACTTTACAGGCACAGGATCGCAAGTAAACTTTAGCTTGTTGTCCGCACCCGCTAATGAAAACAGCACTCAAATATACATTAACGGCGTTTATCAACAAAAAAATACGTATTCTGTTTCTGGGCCTGTAATTACGTTTTCACAAGCGCCGCCAGTTACGTCAACAATTGAAGTTAATTATGTCTAAAGGAATACATCATGGCTGATGTCAAAATTTCAGGTTTACCAGCGTCAACTGTACCTTTAGGGGGCACTGAGGTGTTGCCGATTGTCCAAAGCGGTGTAACCAAACAAGTCAGCGTTGCTAATTTGACAGCGGGCCGCGCAATTAGCGCCACTGAGTTGACGTTGACCACAGGCAACCTAGTCATCGGCACCTCGGGCAAAGGCATCGACTTTTCCGCCACACCGGGCACAGGCACAAGCGAGTTGCTCGATGACTATGAAGAAGGTACTTGGACGCCAACATTAACAACGACAGGCACTAATTTTACTAGCGTCACTTACGACGCATTAACTTCAGGTGTTTACACAAAAATTGGTAATGTAGTTCAAATACAAGGAACTATACGAACTGACGCAATTACTGTTGGCGCTGCTTCAGGCAATGTGCTTATAGGCGGCCTTCCATTTACTGCTGATGCGCCATGCGCTTGCGCGGTTGGGTTTGTTGCTTCATGGGCGGGAGAAATGCCAAATGGCGGCGAAATACTTTCCACCACTACAACAATTGCAATACTTTACCGTGCCGCAGTTGATGGAACAACATTAAATACGCAAGTAGCAGATTGCAAAACGACTGGCGATAGTAATCTAATTCGAGTTGCTGCCACATATAGAGCTTCATAAAAGGAATAAATATGTCTTTAACCAAAGCCACATACTCAATGATTAATGGCGCTTGCGCCAACGTACTTGATTTTGGCG